GGAGGAAAAAAGAAAATGATTCCACTTAAAGATGTTGGTAAAGGACAATAATTATGGCAGTCAATCTATCCCCCATAGGCAATGGTTTTCAGTTTTTTAATAACGATGGCCTGCCATTAAACGCCGGAAAACTTTATACCTACCAAGCTGGGTCAACTACCCCGCTTACATCCTATACAGACTCTAGCGGTCTTATTGCTAATACCAATCCCATTATCTTGGGAACCGATGGCCGTCCACCCTCTACCATTTGGTTAACTGAGGGTTTTTTCTATAAATTTGTACTTGCAACCTCAAGCAATGTAACCATACAGACTTATGACAATTTGTATGGAATTATTGGCGCAACTCCTCCGGCAGCAACCCCAATACCCTCTGGCGGTATTTTGTTATGGTCTGGTTCTATTGGATCAATTCCAGCTGGATATGTTTTATGTAACGGGTCAAACGGCACCCCAGACCTAAGAAATAGATTTGTGGCAGGCGCAGGCTCAACTTATGCGGTAGATGCAACTGGTGGTTCAGCAGATGCGGTTGTTGTAAGCCATAACCATTCGGCAACATCTGTTGTTACTGATCCTGGCCATGTCCATAATTACACAGCACCAGCAAGCGCTCCAAATAATGCCGCAGGATCAATACCAGATTCTATTCAAACACAATCAATCAATACTGCATCTGCCGTAACTGGTATTACTGTAGCCACAACAATTGCTACGGCAGGAGTAAGCGGAACCAACGCTAATCTGCCTCCTTACTATGCGCTTTGCTACATAATGAAAACCTAATATGGAATGGCAGACTATTATCAATATTGGCCTTGGATGCATTATTGCGTCCATTGGCTGGTTTGCTAGAGAACTTTGGGACTCGGTCAAAGAATTGCGCAGAGACATCCACCAAATTGAAAAAGGTTTGCCAGAACTGTATGTTCGCAAGGATGATTTAAAAGAGGTGCGTGTTGAAATGGCTGCTCGATTTGACAAGTTAGAAAGCATCATGGCATCGTTTTTTGACCGATTGGCAGATAAGGCCGATAGGTAATGGATGTGCCATATAACAATGGCAAAATTAAGATAGGTTGTGCTTATTATTTAAACCCGTTAAGGCCAAAATACATTGAGTACGATGAGGATATGCTGGAGTTGCAGAGTTACCTAATTCACGACCCGCGCATCTTAAATCAACAATATTGGGCTAAACGGATTTATATATTAATCCTTTTATTTGTATTAACAATTATGCTAATGGCTCACTAATGTTAATGACCATACTCAATATGTTTGCTTTATTTGTCGCAATTTTTGCGGTCATTATTTTTGCGGTCTTGTTTGCTTTCTTTTTATTTATTATGTTTGCCTGCGTCTGTATTGGCTGGAGGGAAATCAACTCAACGCCAATTGCGGATATATGGCAAAGACTAAAAAAATGATGATATATGGCAGACGAACTAGGGTTATCGGCTGGTGCCAAGGGTATCAGCGAAGGGATTAAGACAGGCAGGGAAGCTGGTCGTGAGATTGGCAAGAACATTGAAGAAGTACAGAAAGAAGCGGTTGATGTAGCAAGGCAGCAAGCAAACGCCAAGATTCGGGAACGCAGGGAAGCGGAGTTTAAGAAAGAACGGGCCATATTTAAAGCCCTTGAGGAATATAAACACCGCAAGAAGATTTCCGATGAGGAATACCAGTTACGGATAGATTTTATTAAGAAATACGGCACCAAAGAATGGCAGAAGTTAATAGACATTAAGGCCGAGATTGAAAAGCTGGAAAAAGAAGATAAGAAGTATTTTGATGCAGAGTTGGCAAAGGTTAAATGGGTGCAGTTCTGGTGTTTTTTAGTGGCAGCATGGATTGCTTATTACATGGTATGGGGGTCTAAAAAATGAATATGCAAGATGTACTAAAGGCGGTAATACCAATTTTGGTAGCCTGTATTGCGTGGCTATTAGGTCAGGTATCCTCATTCCAAACCCGCTTGACCCAAATTGAGGGCAAGATGCCAGCCCTTATTACCGCAGAAGGCGTACCAACAGATAGCCCAATATCTGCCGAGCGCAGAGCAAAACAGCGTGAAGAAATTTACAAAGATATTCATGACCTCCATGTGCGGGTCAAACTGCTTGAAGAAAGGTCTAAAAAATGAATCGATACGATCTACTCGTGGTTACTTGGATGGCAGCAATTTTATTTATTTGTATAGGGATTAATTCATGGATACGCTATTAGGAATACTTAAAGGGGTCGCGCCCGTATTAGCAACTGCTGTCGCTGGCCCAGCTGGTGGTGCTGCGGTAGGCTGGATAGCATCTAAGTTGGGCATTGATGATGACACCATCGAGGGCGTTACTAAGGCGCTAACCGGCAACCCTGAGATGACCCTAAAACTTAAAGAATTAGACCTAGAGTACGCTAAATTAGAAGTCGCTGACCGCGACTCTGCGCGCCAGGCTTATGCTGCGGTGGCTACATCTCAATATGCAACCAAGCTAGATAAGTTGGTTGTACCTTTGTTAGCCCTTGGTGTTGTAGGTCTGGCCTTTGTGCTAATTGGTGTGTTGATGTTTGTTGATACGCCAGACAACCAGCAACAATTGGTTATTTTTGCTCTTGGGTTTATAACCTCGGCTGCGGGACAAGTTCTATCTTTTTACTTTGGGTCCAGCCAAGGCAGCAAAAACAAAACAGAAGAAATGAAAGGGATGATTAAAAAATGATTACTCCACTTACCCTCCACTTTAGCCTAGAGGAGTTGACCACTACTGACCACCGGCAGTTTGACAATACGCCAAACCCTGATGAACTGGCTAACCTAAACCGACTAGCCAAGTTCTTAGAACAGGTCAAAACCGTCTTAGGCGGTAAACCTGTAATGATCAACTCTGCCTTTAGGTCAGCGCAAGTCAATGCAGCAGTAGGTTCTAAGGACACCAGCCAACACCGGATTGGGTGCGCAGCCGACATTCGGGTGCCAGGCATGACCCCCGATGAGGTGGTTAAAACTGTGATGGCTGCGGGACTTGGTTACGACCAGATTATCAGAGAGTTTGACCGCTGGACCCATATCTCAATCCCTAATAACCCTGAGGATAAACCCAGGCAACAGGCATTGATTATTGATCGCAGCGGTACTCGTCCTTATGCTTAGTAAAGCGGTGCGCAAGTGACATCCACCACAATATCGCGGGTCATACCACCAACCTTGCGCTTGCCGTAAATGACTACGGCTCTAGTCTTAGCAACCTGGCAGTCCTGAATGGCAGTAACCACCTCGATTCGGCTCATGGAATGAACTTTTTCATCGACTATCAACTCCTGCTCTGGCATAGCGTTTTTGTCAGGCAAGATGCCACATCCGCTTAAAAACAGTAAACAAACCCCGGCTATGATCATTTTCATGGTCTCCCCCTAGAATGGCGTGTCATCGTTAATGTCACCCGCATAGGACCGTGAGGGGTATTTTCCAGCGTTTTGGGGCGTTTGTGGCTGAGAATCGGGTTTGGACCCAGCAAACTCTAATTCGCCCACCCTAGCCCTTAAAGTAACACCCTCGGTGCCATCGTGGCGCTTATAGGTTTCTACATGGGGTTCGGTCATGCTGACGAACAATAGCTGGCCTTTGGTGAGGTGCGGTCTTAATTTTTCGCATCTATCCCCCCACATGGTCCCGTTGACCCATTGGGTCGGCTGCTTGCCATCAACCTTACGGCCATATGAGAACGCCAAGGACAAATCCATAACTGCTTTGCCGTCTGGTGTAAACCGAACCTCTGGGTCGTTGCCCAGGCGGGCTAATCCGATCATTAACATTTAAAAACTCCCTTTATCAAAATAATTTGATTCATCATTAAAAAACTCAAATAAGGCATCGCACTCGGCTAAGAACTTCTCAGCAGCTGCCTCTACTTCGGCCAACTCCTCTGGGGTCGGGACATATTTCTTAATAAATAGGTCCTTACCCTCGCCCATACGCGGGTCGTAAGACACAAACCAGACATCCTTACCGGTACAAGCTGACTGCAAAAGCATCTGCGGTTTGTATTCCGGTGGGATAGCTTGGTTGGCCACATATTTCATGTGTGTCTTAGTCTTGGGGCATTTGACTTCTATGAGCGATCCATCGGACACGAAACCGTCAGGACTCACGCCGCAATGGTCAATGTTTGGATGGTCAATAAAACCGACATCCTTAACCATAAGACCGGTAAGGGTCTCAAAGGCCTCTTTAGCGGCGGCCTCCTGCTCCACGCCCCATTGCATATCTGCGGTCATGTACTTATCTGCAAAGGTGTTGGTAATGCGTTCGGCCACCACCTCGTAACGCAGGTTCTCCCGCTCACTAGACTCTTTGCCAGACTTTAGGAAGTTCATGGCCGCAGCCATCCTAGAACCGGTTAACTTACCAAGGCGATTATTCCACCAGGTCCCGTCTTGTTGAAATGGATTTGGTTCACGCATTTTGATCTCCTTTTAATTTGGTGTGATGTTTGGCTGCAAAGTCCCGCACCATTTCGCGCTCGTCTGCTGCCAATGTTTTCCATGTAGCAGTTAACTGGTCGGTTGATGTGGCTGCCGTAATCAGGGCCTCAATCTCTGCCTTGGTGCGGGTAGATTTAGGTTTTACTGGGCGCGATGCTTGGTTGCCGTCATCGTCCTCTGGAGCAATACCACAAGCTGCCTGGAGCGAATACCGGCGGGCATAGGTCATTGCTGACCCGTAACCCTGCGCATCCTGTTTGGTGGCTGGCACATGGAGTTTGCCACCCGAAATCATCTCACCGGACTCATGGATAAAAATAGTCTCAATGATGATTCCATCCGCACATTCATGGGAATGTTGGACCAAGGCGATACCGTTGTCGTTTAAGGCATCAATCACGGCCTCAACGCAAGCTGCCAAGTCGGCATATCTTGATTTGAAGTGTGGATTGGTGGACGATTTGAGTGCAGGTCCAAAGGCCTTTTGTGCCTTGACTAACGCGGTTGCTATTTTTTGCATATTCCCTCCGATTAAATAAATGCTAAAAGTAAAATAAAGACCACCAAACCTACTGCAGCAAAGGCCTCCATCCAAGGAGATTCTTTTTTAGTAAACACATTGCGTTGCCATTTATTGGCCTCAAAGTTAGTTTTTCTCATGCTGACACCCGACTTCTGCGTGGTACTGAAAGCAAGCGATAGACTGCGTAACGCACACCAGACGGCTCTTTTACCATATTGGTAACAATGTCCCAACCCTCTGCTTTAAGGTCAAAAATGATGTCCGCTAGGCGTGTGGCGTGATAGCGCTCAATTGCCTCCCAGCTGGTTATCTTTTTCTTGCTGACTAAATGATGTGCAACTAGGTTAATTTTGGTGTCTTTCATAATTACTCTCATAATTCCTCCACGGTTATTTTGTAATGACGGCCATTGCAATCCACAACAAACAAATGCTTTTTGGTACTAAGAAACTGACCCTCTGGACCTAAGTCCCAATGAATGCGACCAGCACCATAAATGATGGCTAAAGGGTCAGGTGCGTTTAAGGCTCTTTTAGTTATGTGAGCGATATAGTCGCAATATGCTGGCTGCGCCTGTTGCTCTTGATGCTGCAGCTGCTGGTGGTGATGTAAGTCTTGTAAATCGTCCATTTCTTCTCTCCGAGTGATGGGGCCGAAGCCCCGTTAATTAATTGCCAAATAAATTAAAACCCATTTTTTTAAAACCAAATGTTGATACATATGCGGCCTCACCGTTTGCGTCAATAATTACATCGCCAACTGACACAGAATGCATTGGAGCGAGGCGCTTGATTTTAGAATCAGGTCCGATGTTACCAATGTTAAAAACTTGATTGAGCGATGTTGTGTTGATTTCTGCAACTGGTGCATACAAGCTACGCGCTGCAAGAATTGCCTCGTCTGTTGGGCGAAATGTTGTGTTTAGGTATGTCTCGCGATGAGCAGCGTATTGGTCATCTGACAAGTTGATTTGATGTACTGTGTATTTCATTTTTCTCTCCGATTTTGTTTGCCGATCAAATGACCGTAAATGAATAGTAAACTGTTTATTTACTGTTTGCAATTGATTTATGGGTTTTTTTATCAAAATTAGGGAAAACACCTAGAAAATAAGCGTAATAACTGCTTAATAACAGCGTAATAACTGCTTATTACCTATTAACCACAGTTGAACTAGGGTTGAACCCTGGTTAAAAAAACCAGACTTTCTTTAATAAAACCATGGTAATATTGATGGGTCAGCAAGGTGGCACTTGTTGGAATCTTA